AAATTTAGCCCCCGGGGGAGGGGTGTGTACATTGCATGCCCTCTTTCATCGCCTCGGTCTCAAATTTTTCCCCGCAGGAATTTTTAGGAATTAAGTCCTAACCTACGGGTCCCTATGGTACTACTAAAGAGGTGCACATGCTTAACAAGTTCCCTCTATGTATATTGATCTCCTTCGCCTCTGCCCGCAAATCAGAGGTTTCCTAGTCATAAAAGTAGACATGAAGTCATGAGTAAGTATGTACATCTCTTTAATAGTACTATATAAGTCAAGGAAGGATGATCATAAATGCGTAGAAAGGAATACGAAACTAAGATTGAGAAAGAGATCTTAGAACCAAAAGCTCAATCTCCAGAGAATCGTGAAGCTCAAATCATAGCGAAAGCGTATGATCTTGCAGAACAGCGAATTGCTAACAACACAGCATCCTCTGCTGAGATTGTATTTTTCTTAAAGATGGGTTCTCAGAAAGAACGACTTGAGAAAGAGTTTATGAAACAAAAGATGGAACTCGACAAAGCTAAGATTGAAGCTCTTAAAGCATCGGAAGAAACGAAGCAGTTATATCAGAAAGCTATTCAAGCAACTTTACGATATGCTGGTGTCGATACAGACACGGGTGACGAGAATGAAACTTAGATATTCTGAAGCAATGATGCGAGACAGTTTTGCTGAAAGGTATGCATATCTTAGATTAGGCAATGGTATTTTTCAAGAGACTTTTGGGGATGATAGATACCTAAACCAAATGCTGTACAAATCGGATAGATGGAAGAAAGTTAGACGAGATGTTATAATTCGAGATGACGGTTGTGACCTTGGCTTTAGAGATCGTCCAATTAAGGATGCTATCTATGTGCATCACATCAATCCAGTAACAAAGGAAGATATTTTAGAAGGACGAGAGATAGTATTCGATCCTGAAAACTTAATTTGCTGTTCATATTCAACCCACTATGCTATTCATTATGGCCGTTATGAAGATACATCATATGTATACACAGAACGACGTCCTAATGACCAGACACCTTGGAAGGAGTAGTATATGTTTAATCACGAAGGATTATCAAATACCGCGATTCCAAAATATTATGGCCAATTTAGAGAACGCGTAATGAATGGTGAGATTCCGGTCAATCAATGGGTTGATTTACAGATGAAACGAATTGATGACAACATTCGAAACCCTGGAATCTACTATGACCCTAGACCCGTTGAAGGTTATATTGCATACTGCGAAGAAGAACTAACATTAAACAATGGTGATGATGTACACATGCCAGACACGTTTAAATTGTGGGCAGAAGATCTACTATGCTGGTACTACTTCGAACAAAGAAGTTCTTATGTTCCCGGTGAGCATGGATCGCCTGGGCACTATGCACAACGTTGGGTTAAGAGACGTCTGATAAACAAACAGATATTGATGGTTGGGCGAAGCGCTGCAAAGACGTGGTACGTGTCAAGTATCCATATGTATTTTCTAAATGTCGATGGAACAACCACTGACCAAATTGTAACGGCACCAACTATTCAACAAGCTGAGTTAACGTTGTTACCAGCAAAGGCAGCTATCAAACGAGCTAAAGGACCGATGTTCAAATTCTTGACACACGGTTCACCGACAAGTACGTCACAAGCATACCGTCCTAAACTTATGTCTACCAAGAAGGGTATTGAAAATTCAATAACAGGATCGGTGATAAGAGCTTTACCAATGTCTATTGATAAATTGCAGGGACTTGGTTGTAAAGTTGGTTCAGTTGACGAGTGGCTATCTGGTGACGTAAATGAAGATGTTATTGGTGCACTAGAGCAAGGTGCTATGAAGATTGACGATTACGTCATATTAGCTACTAGTTCAGAAGGAACTGTTCGAAACGGTATTGGTGATACTATCAAAATCGAATGTAAGAAGATTCTTAAGGGAGAGTATATTAACCCTCACGTATCAATCTGGTATTATTGTTTAGATGATATTAAGGAAGTTGCTAAACCTGAGATGTGGTTAAAAGCAAACCCAAATCTTGGTGTAACCGTTTCTTACGAATCGTATCAGTTGGATGTTGAGAAGGCTGAACACTCTCCATCTAATAGAAACGATATTTTAGCAAAGAGATTTGGAATTCCATTAGAAGGTTTGACATATTTCTTTACTTATGAAGAAACAAAAGTTCATAACGTTAAACGAGATTATTGGGGTATGCCATGTGCTATGGGAGCTGACTTATCCAAAGGTGATGACTTCTGCGCATTTACATTTTTATTTCCATTAGGCGACGGTTCTTTTGGAGTTAAGACTCGTAGTTATATTACTTCTAAAACTTTAAATGCGCTACCTACTGCTCTACGAATAAAGTATGAGCAATTCTTAAACGAAGGAACATTAATAGTATTTGAGGGAGCTATATTGGATATGGATAATGTATTTGATGACTTAGACTCACACATTACTCAACGAGAGTACGATGTTCAAGCATTTGGATACGACCCATATAACGCTAATGAGTTCGTTAAACGATGGACTACCGAGATCAATCCATTTGGAGTAACAAAAGTTATTCAAGGATCTAAGACAGAATCCGTTCCATTGGGTGAGCTAAAGAAATTAGCGCAAGATAGGCTATTAATATTTGATGAAGAGCTAATGAGCTTCGCCATGAATAATAGTATTGTAATCGAGGATACTAATGGTAATCGTAAATTACAAAAGAAACGAGCTGACCAAAAGATTGATAATGTTGCGGCGTTAATGGATGCTTTTGTAGCTTACAAGAGAAATAAGGAGATGTTCTAATGTCAATATTACAAGAAGTTAAGAATTCTCTCGGATACTATGGGGATGAATATGATTCATTTGACGCTGATATTCTACGCAGCATAAATACTGCAACACTTATTTTGTTCAGAATTGGGGCCTTAAAACAACAAATTATAGTTACCAATTCAAGTGAGTGGTCAGATGTATTAGCTAGTAATCCATCTTATTCTGAGATGATCAAAGATTATATTTGTCGGAAAACTAGAATATTATTTGATCCGCCACAGCAATCTAATACATATAAGGCTTATGAAGAGTCCATTAAAGAATTAGAGTGGACGTTACAGGAGGACCGGAAATGAAATACTCGGATGAATTAATGCATTTCGGAATCCCCGGAATGAAGTGGGGCGTTCGTAAGGATCGACAAAGTTATGGAAACAATGTTCGAAAATTACGTAAATTCCAGAAAGAACGTAGAAGAAATACGGATATTACAAAACTAAGTGATTCTGATTTAAATAAGTTAAATAATAGAATCGCGGCTGAAGACAGATATATTGATCTAAACAGACATAAGTCTTCTAAATTCATTAATGATGTGGTTAACCAATCTGGTACTAAACTTGCGGTTGCTGCCGTTTCTGCATTGGGTGCGGTTGCGGTTGGAAAGATGATGACAAATCCATCTACGCGTGAGTTATTTATGAAATTCATAACTCCAAAGAAGAAATGAGGAACAATAAAATGTCAAGATATTACAATGATTATCTTCAACACTCAGACGAAGATACACTCGCACACTTTGGCATCCCAGGTATGAAACGGGGTCAAAGAAAGATTCAAGAACACATTGCTCTTAATAAAAAGATTAGGGAAGAAAAAAGAATCGCTAAATTAGATTTAGCAAACCGGAGAGATAAATTGAAAAAATTAGAAAATAGAGCTAGTTCTAATCTAAAAAATATCCGTCGAGAAAAAGGTTTGGCCGAAGTTAGATCTGCAATTAGTGCTGAAAAGCAGATGAAAAAGAAATATGGTAAAGAATATATCAAACAAAGAGATGCTAGAGAGCGTAAGAAGATTATTCTAGGTCTTGTCGCAACAGCTGGACTCGCCGCATACACTAACTATAAGTTAAAACACTATCCAATATACTCAAATACTAAGAAATTTTAGAATAGGGGTATTTAATGAAACTAGCAGATAGATTAGAGCATGCTTGGAATGCTTTTATGAGTCGCTCTCCGACGGAAGAAAACAATTCTTACGGTGATATTTATTATTCGGGTATGAACCAAGCTCGTACTCAAAGATTTATCAATTCATCTAGAACAAAGCTATCAATGATTGCAACAAGAATATCTATTGATGTATCCCAGACAAGAATTATTCATTGCAAAGTTGATGATAACGATAATTTCTTAGAAAAAATTAATGGAAGTTCATTAAATCGTTGTTTTGGTATTTCTGCTAACGATGACCAAACCGGAAGAGCGTTCTTTCAAGATGTTTGCATGTCATTGTTAGATGAAGGTTCAGTTGCAATACTTCCAGCCGTTACGGATTTAGACCCTATAAAATATGGTGGTTATAACATAACAGAAATGAGAACTGGTAAAATCACTGCTTGGTATAAAGACCATGTTAAAGTGAAATTCTATAACAAGGATACTGGACGTTCTCAGGAATGTGTATTACCAAAACGTATTGTCGCTATTGTTGAGAATCCGTTATATTCTGTAATGAATGAACCAAACTCTACACTAAAGCGCTTGGTCCGAAACATTGGATATTTGGACAAAATAAATTCAACAAATAGTTCTAGCAAGTTGAACCTTATTATGCAATTACCATATCCTATTCGTACAGAAAAGAGACGGGACATTGCAAACGAACGACTTGGGGATTTAACTAACCAGTTGTCTAATTCTCAATATGGTATTGGTTATATTGATAATGCCGAAAAAATTACTCAGCTAAATAGACCATTGGGTGGAGAAATTCAACAGCAAATCAAGGATTTAACAGCAGAATTATATAGTGAATTGGGTATGTCTGAAAAGATATTTGACGGTACGGCGAGTGAAGCGGAAATGCTTAATTACTATAATCATACCATCGAACCAATTTTGTCGGCTATATGTGATGAGATGAAGCGAAAGTTCTTAACAAAGACGGCAATGACACAAGGGCAATCTATTAAGTTCTTTAGGGATCCGTTTAAACTTGTTCCTGTAACAAGTATTGCTGGGTTTGCTGATACATTATCACGTAATGCGATCTTAACTTCAAACGAACTTCGTGGCTTGTTAGGATTTAAACCATCTGATGATCAGAATGCCGACACTCTTGTGAATAAGAACATGCCATTTGATCAAACCGGTATGGATCAAACTCAGCCACCACCAGAAGAGGAAGAACTTCCTGAAGATCAAATTCCTCAGATGACGGAAGAAGAGTTTGAACGAAGTGGAATGACCAAAGATGAAATCTTAGCATTACCCGATAAAGAGTATGTTGCATTAGTAAATAAATTAAGAAATGAGGAACAATAAAATGTCAAGATATTACAATGATTATCTTCAACACTCAGACGAAGATACACTCGCACACTTTGGCATCCCAGGTATGAAATGGGGTCAAAGAAAGATTCAAGAACATAAAGAATTAAGTCGTAAAATCAGAGAAGAAGATGCTTACTATGAGAAGGCAAAACAAAGAGAGCATCAGCGATTAGATAAACTTAATGCCAAGAATAACAATCGAAATGTTCGTGGTGTTAATGATTTAATCGGTTACGGTTTTAAGAAATACCAAATTAATCAGCAACACAAGGAGGCATCTGCTAAAGCAAGAGAGCAAGCAGCTAACTATATGAAGAAGAAATATGGTGATTCGTATGTTAAACAGAAGAATTCTCGAGAAGTTAAACGAGCTGCGGCACTTGTTGGAGCAATGGTTGCTGGTAATCTTCTATTAGATGCTGTGTCCAAAAAAGCATTACGCACACAAGCCGCTGGTATACACTTCCGTACCCCAAGCGGTAGCGGATTACTCTAAATCAAAATGGGAGGTAACTAGATGAAATACGATTTCAGCGGTTGGGCCACTAGAAATGATATTCTATGTAGCGATGGCCGTACGATTAAAAAAGATGCATTCATTAAGAATGACGGTATGATTGTCCCATTGGTATGGAATCATCAACACAATGATCCGACTAATGTTTTAGGTCATGCATTACTTCAAAACAAACCAGGCGGTGTTTACGCTTATGGAGTATTTAATAAAAACGAAGTTGGCGAGACTGCTAAGGAGTTAGTTAGAAACGGTGATATTTCTGCATTATCTATTTTCGCAACCGGTCTAAAACATGATGCCAGTCGAAATGTACTACATGGAGATATCAAAGAAGTAAGTTTGGTTTTAGCTGGGGCTAATAAAGGAGCATATATTGATAATGTATCCCTACAACACTCAGATGGTAGTTATGAAGAAGTAGCTGATAAAGCATATATTTCATTCATTGATGACGAAAGTATTTCACATTCAGAGGTTGAATACGAAGTTCCAGCCGAAACAAAAGAAGAATCCAGTTTAACACATGCCGAAGAAGAGGCCAAAGGAGAAGAAAATATGGAAGACAAAAAGAAAGAAGCTGCTGGTAAAACAGTACAAGAAATTTATGATACTCTAAATGATGACCAAAAAGAGTTACTAAATTTCATGGTTGCAAAAGCATTAGAAGATGCTAAGAACGACAATGCCGAAGAGGAAGAAGAGGACGAAGACACAGACATGAAGCACAATTTATTCGACAGTTCAACAGAAACATATGGTGACGACGTACTAAGCCATGCTGAAATCAAGGGCTACGCCGATGAAATTACACAGGCAGCTATTGGTGACATTAAGCGTTATGGTTCATTACGTGATTCAGTATTAGCACACGCTGAACAATTTGGTATTGAAAACTTAAGCTTACTATTCCCAGATGCAAAGACATTAACAGATTCCCCAGAATTCATTAAGCGCCAAACAGAATGGGTTGGTAAGTTTATGGCAGGAACACGTCATACACCATTCAGCCGTATCCGTTCCGTATTTGCTAACATCACGGAAGATGATGCTCGTGCAAAGGGTTATATTAAGGGTAAGTTAAAGAAGGAAGAAGTATTCTCACTATTAAAGAGAGTTACAACTCCTACAACAGTTTACAAGAAGCAGAAGTTCAACCGTGACGATATCTTAGACGTTACAGAAATGGACGTAATTGCATTCTCCAAGGGCGAAATGAGACTCATGATGGATGAAGAAATCGCTCGTGCAGCATTAGTAGGTGACGGACGTCTTGCTTCATCTGATGACAAGATTGCCGAAGACCATATCCGTCCAATCGCTTCTGATGCTGACTTATTCACAATCAAGAAGCAGTTAACAGGCGCAGATATTGCTGCAATCGCTGCTAAATTCGTTGATGAATTTGTTGTTGCTATGGATGAATACCGTGGTTCTGGTAACCCAACAATGTTCATCCGTCAGGACTTATTCACACGCTTAATGCTCTTAAAGGACAACGATGGTCACCGTCTATACAAGTCCGCTAATGAACTTGCAACAGCATTAATGGTTGGTGAAGTTGTTAAGATGCCTACAGAAATCTTAGGTAAGAACTTAGCAATCGCTGTTAACTTGAATGACTATACATTCGGTGCTGATAAGGGTGGAGAAGTTTCAATGTTCGAAGACTTCGATATCGACTACAACCAGCAGAAGTACCTATTAGAGACACGTTGCTCTGGTGCATTAGTTAAGCCATTCTCTGCTATTGCTTTCAGCGAGAACAAGGTTACAACAACTGATGAAGCTGGTGGAATCACTGGTACATACAAGAAACCAGCCACTACACCTCACGTAGGTTAACAATTAATGGAGGTATCTGAGAATGAATAAATGGGCAGGAGTTATAGGATTCGCAATCAACGCAGAAACGACGCCAGGAGTATGGGAAGATTCTATAACAGAAAAAACCTATATTGGTGATATTATAGATGTTCGAGTACGTAGAAATACAACTCAGGATATTAATGATAACATCAACCTTTCGGCGAAAATTTCAGTTGTAATGAATCCATATTTACGAGATCATTTAGACAAACTCAGATACCTTACTTATTTCGGCTCATGCTGGAAGATTAGTGATATTTCGGTTGAGTTTCCTAGATTGGTTATTAGTTTAGGAGGTGTCTACAATGGCCCGAGACCGAATTAGTTTTCACATTTTACTACAGGATATTTTGAACAATAACAATATCGATACAAAGAATTGTTATTTTTCCAAACCGCCAAATACGGGTATGAAATATCCTTGTATTATCTATAAATTACAGCGACGTAATCTAAAGAAAGCAGACAATCTAACATATTTTAATAACAACTCATATAACGTGACATATATCACGACCAATCCAGATGATATTAATGTCGGACTTGGTATTTTAGAGAAGTTTTCAAAGTATGGTGTCTCTTTCGACAGATCTTACGTAGCAGATAATTTATATCACGAAACATATATAGTTCATTATTAGGAGGACAGAAAATAATGGCAAACGCTCCATTAGTATGGGATGAAGAAGGTAAGCGTCTGTTTGAAACAGGTGTTGACCATGTAGCTTTATATCCATTTCAATTAGCAACAAACGACTACTCTCTTGGTGTGGCTTGGAACGGTGTTACTAAGATTTCCAACAAGGCATCAGGTGCACAAGAACAAAAGAAGTATGCTGATAACATTAAGTACTTAAGTTTATATTCAGCAGAGGAATTCGGTGTTACAATCGAAGCATATTCTTCACCAGCAGAATTTGATGCTTGTGACGGCACAGCTGAACCAGCTAAGGGTGTTCTTGTCGGTGGACAGGCTCGCTCTAAGTTCGGTCTATGCTACCGTACATTAATTGGTAATGATGTTCAGAACCAAGACTACGGTTACAAATTACACCTTGTATGGAACGCAATGGCTCAACCAGCTCAGCGTGACTACCAGACAATCAATGAGAACCCAGATGCACAGACACTATCTTGGGAAATCACAACTACACCACTCGTAGTAACAGGTATGAAGCCTATCGCTCATATCACAATCGATTCAACTAAGGCTGATGCTACTAAGCTTAAGGCATTAGAGAAGATTCTTTTCGGTTCAACAGAAGCTAAGGCTAAGTTACCAAAACCAGAAGAAGTAATCACAATGATGAAGTAATCAAACTAGTATAGAAGGAGATTAGATTATGTATATTAAGAAGATTAAATTCAAGGACTTTAACGATAACGAACGCGAGCAAGATTTCTATTTCAACTTACGAAAGGATGAGCTCGCTAAGTTGTCTGCTAAGTATGGACAGAATTTTGAAAATAATGTTCGTACAATGGCAATGAACGACGATAAGGCTGGATTATATAAGCTATTTGAAGATTTAATCAAGAGCTCATATGGTCAGAAGAGCGAAGACGGTCTACATTTTAGAAAGTCCGACCAAATTTGGGATGATTTCTATGATTCTCCTGCTTATGAAGCACTGTTCATGGAAATTATGTCAGACACAGATGCTGCTATTTCATTCTTCAAAGGAATTATGCCTAAAGATATTGCTGAAAAAGTTGAGGAAGAATTAGAAAAGGCGACACCTAAGTCTTAATAAAGGAGGGATTGAGAATGCTTGAGCTTGTAATTCCGAAGAGCGAACAATACGATGAAAGTAGAAATCTATTCATATATACAGAAGAGCGGATAATTAAACTTGAGCATTCTCTCTACTCCCTATCATTATGGGAATCAAAATGGAAGGTACCGTTTGTAGAGAATGGTAAAGTTGGAAACAAAACTGGTGCACAGATATTAGACTACATCAAGTTTATGACCATAAACCGTGAAGAGATCCCTGATGATACATACTCATTTATAACCGGTGAAATGTTTAACGAAATTAAAAAGTATGTTGAGGATCCTATGACCGCTACAACATTTTCTAACCGACGTGGAACTTCAAAGAACCATGTTGCTAGGAATGCTCAATTCATAACATCGGAGCTAATATACAGCTTTATGTTTTCGTTAAATATTCCAATTGAATGTGAGCACTGGAATTTAAACAGATTGCTCGTGTTGATACGATGCTGTGAGGAGAATAACCGTGCTCCTGAGAAGATGTCTCAACGAGAAGTTGTAGACTATCATCGCATGTTGAATCAAATGAGGCGTAAATAAATATGGGTATCCGTATTAGGAATAAAGGTGGATTGAACAGAACCAAAAAGTTCTTAACCACTATGAAACAAGACAATTTTCATAAAGATATTATCGCTAGATACGCTGAAGATGGTTTAGCTGCTTTGAAAAAAGCAACGCCTAAAGATACTGGAGAAACGGCTGCTAATTGGAGCTATACTATTCAGCGTACTAGAGGTAAAACAAAAGTTATATACACAAATGATAAGATGGCTGGTGATGGAAAAACACCTCTTGTTATTTTAATTCAATACGGGCATGGTACTAGAAATGGTGGATATGTTCAAGGTATTGATTTTATTAATCCGTCATTGAAACCTATATTTGACGGTATTGCAAATGATATTTGGAAAGTGATGGTGAGAAAATGAGCGATATTGATGAACGTGTCGTCGAGATGTCGATGGACAATAAACAATTTCTGGATGGTGTTGACTCATCGTTAAAGGCCGTTACTAAACTGGATAATGGCATGAAGTTCCAAAATGCTAGTTCAGGGTTCCAAATGGTAACAAATGCCATCAACAAATTGGACTTCTCTGGTATGCAAAGCGCCCTTGATGCAATTGTTGATAAATTCTCGTTCTTCGGTATGATGGGTGTTAAAGCCTTATCAATGGTTGAAGATAAGATATTAAGTGTAGCTAGACAGGGTTTGCAATTTGCGAATTCTATGACATTCGATCAGATTAATTCTGGTTGGGCCAAATACAACGAGAAGCAAAGATCGGTACAAACTATCATGTCTGCTACTGGTAAGAGCGTTGAGGAAGTAAACGAAGCGTTATCGGACTTGAACCAATTTACAGATGAGACCTCATATAGTTTTGGAGACATGACATCTAACATTGGTAAGTTTACTGCCGTTGGTGTCGACCTTAAAGAGGCTGTATCTGCAATGGAAGGTATTGCATCATGGGCTGGTATGTCTGGACAGAATGCGCAGACCGCTTCACGTGCAATGTATAACTTATCTCAGTCAATGGGTTTGGGTTATGTAAACCTTATGGACTGGCGTTCTATTGAAAACGCTGGTATGGGTACTAAAGCCTTTAAAGAGTTTGCTATTGCCAAGGCGGAAGCCATGGGTAAAATTCAGCATGGTCAAGTAGAGGTTGGTAATTTCTCAAGTACTCTAGCCGACAAATGGTTTGATAAAGATGTATTAATGGCCACATTAACGGACTATAATGCATTCTTTACAAAGATTCAAGGAATATCAAAAGAGACTGGTCTTACCATTACAGAAATCATGGGTAAGCTCAAGAAAGAGAATGGTCAGTACACAGCAGAAGCAATCGCATATGCTGAAAAATATGGTATTGAACTTGGTACACTTGGTGAACAAGCATTTAGAGCTTCCCAAGAAGCAAAGTCATTGGGCGATGCTATTGACGCTACTAAGGATGCTATTTCCACTAGCTGGATGAACTCTTTTGAGTATATTTTCGGTAATAAAGATGAGGCTACTGCCACTTGGACTGAGTTCTGTGAAGTTCTATTAGATGTATTTAATGCCTCTGCTGAAGCACGTAATGAGTTATTGAAGTTATGGCATGATGCTGGTGGTAGAACAGACTTATTTGCTGGTATTGCTGCATCTTGGGATGCTTTAACGGGATATATTGATATATTTAAGAAGTCGTTAGAGAATGTATTTCCCGAAGTTACAGCTGACGATTTAATAGCATTCACAAAAGGATTTAAAGAGTTTGCAGAATCATTAGCACCTAGCGAGACAACCACGGCTCGTCTTGGATATTTAATGAAAGTACTCAATGAGATAATTCTTAAGAGTATTGATATATTTATTAATATTAAAGATGCAATAAAGGGTTTCGTTGATGGAATGTTAGATGGCTTTGATATTGTCGATGCATTCTTCAAAGCATTTGGTGTTGGCGAACGATTTATTAAATCACTTCTAACATATATCAACATCATTACAGATGGAATTTCAGAAGGACTTATTAGAAGTTTAGCTGGTTCTGGAAAGATTCTGCAAGATATATTTGATACTGTTTGGAAAGCATTTAACGGTATGGTTAACGCTTTCTCTGCTGGTACAAAGAATATTGACTTTACTAAATCTTTCTTCAAGCATATGGTCGATGTTGGTATTGACCTCGGTAGAGTATTTAAGATCTTATTAACACTTGGTAAGAGACTTATCGAGACTGTTCTTCCTGTTGTTACAAGTTTGATTAACAATATTTTCAAGACAGATATTGGAGGTCTACCGGATATTCTTGGTGGAATCCACAAATGGATTGAGAAACTATATACTAAGATTGTATTAATGGATGGTTGGCCTGATTGGTTACAAAGTATTGTTGATTTATTCAAGAAACTATCAGATGCAGTTGGTAAATTCTTCGAGAAGTTTAAACCAATTGATACTATCATAAACGCGTTCAAGAGTTTGTGGAATGGAATCAAAATGGTATATGGCTACATCAAAGAGTTTATTCAAGATGGTTTAGAGAAGCTCAAACTCAGCCCTGAAGGAAGCTCTTTCTTAGATAAATTATCTAACTTTGGTGCTATATTAGCTTCTGGTGGAATCATTATCTTGGTTAAGAAGTTATTCGAGTACTTCAAAGCTATTAAAGAGCTACGATTCGCAGAAGGTATTAAGACATTTTTCAACAGTGTCGGTAGTATATTTGATAAACTAAAGGAAGCAATCACTGCATTCCAGAAAGATACACCACCAGACATGCTAATGAAGATTGCTAAGTCAATTGCGTTAATTGCCGCTTCATTATTCTTATTATCCTTGGTCAAGGTTGAAAATTTAGTTGCTGCACTTGCCGCTTTTGCTGCTACAATGCAATTAATGATGAGAGTTATGAAGAAACTCGGTAATACAGCTAATCCATTCAGTGATACTGTTAATACTTTATTGAAGGTATCAGTTGCGATGGCTATTGTATCTGCATCATTAGCTCTAATGGCTACGACGAAACCTGAACGATTATTCGCCGCGGTTGCTGCCTTGGCCGCATCACTAACCATGATGTTGGTATTCCTAAAGAGCTTGAAGGGTGTTAGAGTTAGTGGATCAATTAAGCAGTTAAAACATATCGCTAAGGCAATGCTAACGTTATCCATTGCATTCAAGATTATTGGATCAATGGAATGGGAGCAAATTGGTAAAGCATTGACTGCTATGGGCGCTTCACTCTTAATTATGATGATTATTATTCATTCGCTTGAGGGTATGAAGAGCACCAAGAACGGAACTTCTGCTATCACTAAGATTACATTTGCTATGATCCCAATGGCAATTGCTTTAAAGATATTAGGCTCAATGGGTTGGGAACAGATTGGTAAGGCATTAACTGCTATGGTTGGTGCCATGACAATAATGGTTGCCGCAATACTGATAATGTCCAAACTCAAAGGAAAGAATGGCGGAGCTGGTTCTATATTGGTTATGGCAATGGCTATGATTCCATTAGCACTAGCATTGAAGATTCTAGGTTCGATGGATTTAGATTCTATCGGTAGAGCATTATTTGCCGTTGCGAGCGTTATGACTATATTTGGTGTTATGGTGGCGTCTATGAGTGGTCTTAAGGCTTCTATGTTTGCCGTTTCTGGTGCGCTCATCTTATTTGCAGTTGCGCTATTGATATTAACACCAGCGTTATTAGCAATTGGTGCTATTCCAATGGATATGATTATCGCTGCAATTATCAATATGGGTATTTCTATCGGTGCATTTGCGATGGCGTCACTCTTATTAGCTCCTGTACTGCCTTTGATGTGGTCATTAGCTACAATAATGCTTATGGTTGGTACCGCCGCAATATTAACTGGTATAGGTATTGCAACTCTTGCCGGAGCATTGGCTGGAGGTTCTGTTGCTATTGTTGCAGCAGTAGCCGCTATATTGGATATTTTCATTATGTTCATACCAGTAGTTGCTGTTCAGTTAGCTATTGCATTAAAGTTATTTATCCAATATTTAGCTGGTTCAGTAAACGAATTAGTAGCTGGATTAGTCACAATCATACTGGCAATCTGTAAAGGTTTAATGGATATAATCCCAGCATTGATAGTACTTATTGGTGAAGGTATTACGCTTATTCTAGTCGGATTGGTAGACTATATTCCGGCATGGGCTGATGCATTGGCTGATATTCTAGAGCAATTAGTAGTTGCACTTGGAACATTACTTGGCGGTGTAATAAAAGGTATCATAGACCTAGGCAAGATGTTAATAGATGCTATTTGTGAGTTATTTGGCATTCATTCTCCATCGACGGTTATGGCTGAGATTGGTACATTCTTAATCCAAGGTCTTATTAACGGTATTGAAGGTATGGCTGGTGCTCTTTGGGATGGAATGGTCGCTTTAGGCACTGGTGCATTTAACGCTATTAAAGACGGATTGGGAAGTCTATGGGATATCGGTGTAAACGCCGTGCAAGGTCTTATTGATGGTATTGGTAGTATGGCTGGTAAAATCTGGGATACTGCTAAATCGTTAGGTGGAAGCTTATTAGACGGCATTAAGGATTTCTTAGGTATCCATTCACCATCCGTAGAGATGAAGAAACTTGGTATATTCTCAGTAGAAGGTTTCGTTAACGGTATTGATGGCAATATGAGTATGGTTAACAGTTCTGCAATCAGTATGGGTTCGAGTTTCATGAACCAATTAGGTGATATTCTAAGCGGTAATAGTGTTGGATATTCTCCGTATGTAGACTTCAATAACCTACAGCTAGCAGATGCTACTATGGGTGATTTATTCGGACAACGATCAATGGAATTAGCAGTTGACGTATCTAGAAATAGATTACAAGTCGAAAATATGCGTGATATTATCAATGAAACAAACGCTGCCATTGGAGATCTTAAGGGTGCTATCAATGACCAGAAGCTTGAGGCTAATGTTGAGACACCTATTTATCTTGATGGTAGAGAGATTGCTCGTGGTACTGCTAAGTATACTAAGAAAGAGATTGACAACATAAATCGTCAAAATGGAAGGTTTGGAGGTAAGAAGTAATGTTCGATAAAGATTATATTTCTAGTCTTCCAAAGACGGATTCTGAGGTAATGATTAACGGGGTATGGCTAACCGAAGCTGTACCCGGTTATCGTACCAATTCGGTATCTGGAAGAGATTCTAGAACCCACAATATTACGACCAAAGAAGTTGGTAGACGTGATGGAGCTTTCTATCGTTATAAAAAATTAGAAAGTGTAACTCTAACAATTAGTTTTGGTTTATTCGCAAATACAAAAGCTGAATTAGAAGAGGCTGCTGCTAAGTTACGTGGTGTATTGGATGTTACAGAAGGAAAACTATCTTTCTTTGATGAACAAAACAAATACTATATTGGTACAGTTGCGGGTATTACGATGGATCAGGATGACAATAGTGGTGGTTATGGCTATCATATATCTGGTTCTTTCGAATTCCAATGCAATAATCCATATAAATACAGTACATTTGAGAATAAAGCATCGAATAACGATAGAGATACCATTACACTAGTAAACAATGGTAGCGCTCCTACTCCATTAACCATTACTACAAAGGTTAAGAAAGACGGCGCATATCTTGGATTTGTATTGGGTAATGGTATTACTGATAGCGCTTATTACCAGTTAGGTGATCCAGAAACTAGTGCTAGCGGAAAGAAAGACACCAACGATGCAGAAACCTTATTTGATGATTATGCTGAATCTATTCTTGCCGGATGGTCTTTAAATACTGGATGGCCAGTTAATGACACACCAAACTGGAATTGGCATGGACCAGCATTCGTTCAAGGTGGACCATTTATCATTGGTGAATATGATAAACAAAAATATTTATATGTATCTAATTTTGGCAATGAACCAATTCAAGACGGATCTAACCAAGAGTATAGATGGTATGGTCCAACATTAACAAAAACAATCGCACCAAATAAAAAAGGTCAATATCCTGTTGATTGGAAATTTTCATATCGTGTTGACTTTTCGCATAATGATTGGAATCAAGTAGCACATCAAAGCATGAATATTTGTGATTCTACTGGAAAAACAATATTTAGTTTTTCAATCGAAAAGAATATTGAAGGTGCTCATTGGAAACAGTGTGTTGTCAAATATAATGGTGGAACATCTAGAGAAATGATTTATCTTCCGGGGAACCTCGGCTCATTAAGTGGTAACTGGGGTAACATGGTTAATATTGAGAAGAAGGGGTATATTGTAACCGTTTCTACACTTATTAGTGATTTTGGAACTACAACAATACCATTTTCTAAATCATTTACATTAAACACAAAAGATACTCCAGCACGATTCATAACATTCGCAAATTTTAGATTTAATAAAAAATACCCTGCTATATGGTATAATACTCTTTATCAAGCTAAGATGGTAATGTATAACTCATTAAGTCAAAATGGAAGAGTTAAAACATCTATAAATAAAGGCGATATTATTAAAATTAATGCCGAAACCAATGAGTGCACTATTAATGGTGTAACTAATTGGAATGACGTTGATATTGGATCAACAAATTTAATGTTAAAACCCGGTACTCATGTATTGAGAATCGTAACGTCTGCATGGGCACCAATTCCAGAAGTAGAAGTAACATATAGAGAAAGGTGGAAGTAGTTATGCTATTTTTTGTATTGGATAGAAGTTTAAATGTCATTCAATCCGTATCCGATACAATGGAAACCGGATTCTGGTTAGATGACAGTACTGGCGGTCAAAAGTTAAGTATTGTATCTGGTTGCGTTGTAGGTACTTATTCATTTACTATTAATGCATCCGCACCAGAAGCAAAGGTATTCCAACCTGGAAACTATATTGTATTTAAAGATAAGTATAACAAAACTAGAATGTATACAATAATGTCAACCGATGGAGATGACGAAATTACATGTGAATGCGAAGATTGTGGTTTGGATTTACTAAACTCAATTATCGGTCCATTTGATTTCTCATCTTCTCCGGTAACATTAGATAAGTTACTAACGCCAGCTTTATACAATACCGGATGGACATACGTAATTCATCCAGATAGTACAACTGGGCGTGATATTACTAAAGAAGCTAGACAAGTCGAATTAACATCAAATGACACAGTACTTAAACGTTTGGAAGACCTATGTTTAGAGTACAATGTTGAGATGGATTTCGAGGTCGAATTCGATAGAAATATGGTAACTAGTCAAGTAGTGCATGTTCATGAATCCATAAGTAAGGATCCTACAAAAATAGTTAAGCGTTATATGAATGATATAGACCTTAATAGTCTATCAGCAAATAAGAGTATTTCTGAGTTATATACAGCTATTGAATTGGTTAATGGTGAGGTCACGATATCTGATATGGTATATGATGACGGTAACTATTACACCATTAAAGGAGACAAAAAACTATATGCTAGAACTGCTAATAAAGTATGGTCTAGATTAAGACAGTTTGGAGATCCTGATGGTGGCTATATTGTTAAGTATGAGTCTGGTAATGGAAATACCCCAGAAGCATTATTAGCTGAGGCTCGTTCATTATTGCAAGCTAATAGTACTGTTAAGTTCTCATATTCGGTTAATGTATTGGATATCGGCGCTAATATTGGTGACTATATTCAAATCGTAGATACTAGTAAAGCAGATCCGATATATTTATCAGCAAGAGTTACTGAGGTGGTAAACCATTATATTAATCCAAATGAGGATGAATGTGTGGTTAGTAACTACCAAATGTTGACTCCATCCAAGAGTAATGATATTCAAAAGATCATATCTGAGATTAAGGAACAGATCTTAACGAAGACAAAAGCTGATAAGATCGACTATGCTATTGGTGACTCTGGAACAGAACCTCCAGCAGAAGATAAATGGACTGATTTAGCTCATTTACCATTAGTTAAAGCTGGACAATTTCAATGGACCAGAAGAACCGAGTATTATTCAGACGGTTCAACTGCAGTATCGTACAATATTGCAAAGTCCGAAGCTGCTCGTATACCAAAGATCGTCGAAACTAAGTATTTATACCAATTAGGTCAAAATGGAAGTGTTATTCCGAACGGTATTTGGGTTGAAACAAGACCTACTGCTACGGAAGACAAACCATATATTTGGACCAAAACGATAGATATTTATGACGTTCCGGATACTAGAATTGAGCATTACACGGTAATAAAAGATGGTATTCAAGGAAAGAATGGTCGGTCTATAGAAAAACAATGCACACAATACTATTTATCCACTAGTAAAGATAACATAGTAGGAGGTTCATGGGTTGATAATAATGTTCCTGTTCGAAAAGTAGATACTTATATTTTCAAACGTGAGTATACAAGATGGAGCGATGGTGTTGAGCATGTTACAGATCCGTTATTTGATGAATACCACAATTCCCAGTATGATAGTATTACAAACCTATATCGTACGATGGAATCTGACAGCTCTCAATTAAAGACACAGTTAGGAAGAATTGAGAAACTTGAGTTAACAACTAGCGATTATGAGAGTGTTAGAGAGAAGGTTAATGAAACCATTTCTACATATTCTGATACTATTCAACAGTTTACAACAACCGTTAATGGTATTAAGGAAATTACAGCTGTAATTAAGACCAATGAGGAAGGTATTAACATTGCAAAACCCAATGATCCATCTGGTTTGACCAATCAGCTTGGTTCTAAAGGTTTTGAGGTAACTAAGCCTACTATCACAGGTACTAGAGTTACAGTATTAAAGGCTGATGAACAAGGTGTATATGCTAGCTCGTTCAAAGCCGTTGACTCAATGTCTTTCGGTTCTCATAGAGCTGAATTTTATAGAATGGATGAGATAGATGGTTCTAAGAATGTTGAGGGAACTGGCTATTTCTGGATAGGAGATGTTAGATAATGGCTATTAATAGTACATATTTGCCAACCAGAAGTGGCGGTAGTTTGTTATTAACAGCATCTTGCAATGAACTTAGTTACGATGTTGCTACAAATACATCTAGGGTACAATGTAGTATTCAGATACAAAACCCGAACAACTATACACTGTATTCTGGATATTCTCAACCATACATAAAAATGACCGTCCATACAACTAGTGAAACTCCGGGTTGGGCTAGTTGGGATGTCGGTACAAAGTATATTCCGAATACTCCGGCGCATTTCGATGATTCTATTTATATTGAGTACAACGTCCCACATAAAGCTGATGGTACTTTAGCATGCAGCGTAACCGCATCATTTTATGCAAATGGAGCATCTGCAAGTTATATTCCATCAGATGGTTATATTAACTCAGGTACAGTATATTGTACTAATATTCCTCGTTCTTCTCGAGTTGATTCATATACATTTGGAGTTGCATGGGATAATTTGTATAGTATTAAATATACGAAACAAGTCGCTTCATATACTCATCAACTAAGAATCGGCATACAAGGTGGAGCGGAAATACATAGAGTAACGAATTATGAGAGTGGCACTAAAATAACATTGCCAAGTACATCGATAAATAAGTTATGGGACTATGCGGCTGATAAAAATAATGTTACGGTTGAGATGTCATTAGAAACATATAACGGTTCAGTCAAAATAGGAGAATCTACTAAATATACAAAAACCTTTGAGGTTAATGATCCACTAACTGTTACATACTCAATTGAAGAAGTTGCTCTGAAACCTAAAGGGGTTAAAGACAACGAGTTCATAACATTACTTGGTTCTAAACGCATTAAGGTTACGGCTACTTGCGCTCACTCAAAACCAAAGATATTTATTGAGTGTGGTGGGTCGAATAAGGAAAAACTTGATTGTATTTCTGGAACCCAATATTCTTTTGATTTTACTAATCTCACATCAGCTAACTATAAGGTATATGCAACAAATCAGAGACCAAATTCTACGGTAACAGCAGTAGATGCATCTGGTACTTTGATTAACTATTTCAAACCGTCTATCGTGTTGGCTGAAGTAAGCAGAGTCAATGATACAGCTAGCAATGGTTTTATTGATTTACAAGCTATTACATTTGGTGGTACCATCGGAACTATGACTGGTGGTAATGCTACATATACAGTTTTAAAGAATAATGCTAGAATCATAAATGAATCAGCATCTATTACGAACAATCGACTTATCGTTAAGAAACCAATATCCGGTATATCTTATAAAGAAAAGTTCGAATTCGGTTTTCAGGTGACAGATGCCTTTGGTGGTACATCGAATACGGTATCTTTTAATTTACCAATTACTGTACCAGTATTAAACTATGGAAAGAAGCAGTTGGATGTTCATCATATCTTAAAATTAGGAGATGATGCAGAAACAGGTGTTCTAGCCTTTACTAAAGATAGTGGTATTAAGTATGGTAAACTTATGCTTGACAACTCTAATTATCCATCTGGACAGAACTTCTTCAAAATTGCAGAGTTCAAATATATTAAGGGTATAGCATATGACTGCCTAATGAAAGTATTCTCTGGATGGGGATTAGAAGAGATTCGCATAAGAATATCTGATGATGGTTCTAAATTAGTACAAGATCTTAATTCTTCGTATTATTTTGGAGGTTATAGGTATGGACTTCAAGTATTGCAAATGAACAATAAAGGAATCGAGATATGGTATCATATTAATGGCGGCAATCCCACCCTGTGTGATATCACATTAGAGTATTTTCAAAGGGATACTACTGGGTCTTATGCATATAATAACATAAAGGTGCTAGGTGAATTCCCATTTGCAAAGATACCGGATGCAACTCCTATAGGTAAAACCCCAGGAGCTGTATATACGACTGCTCTTAATAATAAGCTACTAATGACTATGCCCGTTGGTACGTTATTGTACAATGATTCCAGCGCATTTAACCCAATACATATGTTTGGAGGAAGTTGGCATAAGATCAGTAATGTTGGTTGGAGGAGAGATTCATGAGTATAGTTTTAGAAACAAAAGATGGTAAGAAAATAAGTTTATTAGACCATAATGGATTATGGATTAGACTTTCCGTCAAAATGGAAGAACTTAATGGATTATTTAAAAGCTTATCAAGGGATAATATGTATAAAGCAAAGGTCTCAATTGACAACCAACTATCATATGAGTTTGGATATGTTGATTTAGAGTCATGTACTTTAGAATTTGGATCTCAATTGATTGCAAGTTTAGTATTCAAAGAGCTTCCAGTGTCTGAAATCGAATTATCTGCAGCAAGAGAAAAAGCAGAAGCAATGCGTAACGTATTTCTTATTGGTATGAATCATGCTGCTCCAGAAGATGTTATTAGATGGTATGATGAATTAGATGGTTGGCACGATAGTAAATACCCATACAAGAAGGGTGAAAGATTTAAATACAACGGAAAACCATATGAAGTTATATTTGACTTAGTTTCAGATTCTGGCATCACACCAGATAAAAATAAAGCTTTATACAAAGAAATTACAAAAGAAAACAAACCTATTTACCCAGAATGGACTAAAGGTATCGTTGCTAAGAAAGGTGAACGTTATATTTATGCCGGAGATGTCTGGGAGAACACTTGGGATGATAACTATAGAGCCCCAGGCAGTTTAGGTTGGAAGAAAGTGTAGGAGGTAAAGTAAAATGAATGCACTATCACAGTTAGTTATTATTGCAGTATTAGTAGAGGCTGTTTGGGAGAACGTTAAACGCGTATATTCCGCAAACAAAGTTGACCCTAATGTAGTAGGTTCACTTGCAGTATCCATTCTTGTTTGTGTTGCTACATCTGCAGATTTATTTCCATTAGTTGGCATGCCATTAGCAGTTCCATTTCTTGGTTCTATCCTAACAGGTATTATTACAGCTCGTGGAGCAAACTTTGTGAATGACTTGTTCACTCGTTTAAACGGACCAAAGAAGGAGGCTTAAAATGTTGAGAGTAGTTGACGTAGCGTCACATCAGGCCGGTATTGTTACTGGCGCTTTAGATTGTGATGCTGTTATTTGTAAGGCAACAGAAGGTACTGGTTATGTAAATCCATATTGTGACGAACATTATCAGTCTGCAAAAGCTGGCGGAAAGCTATTAGGTGTATATCACTATGCATCCGGTGGAAATCCAGAAGCAGAAGCAGAGTTCTTCATTAACAATGTCCAAGGATATTTACGTGAAGCAATTCTTGTACTTGACTGGGAATCAGGAGATAATGCTGCTTGGGGTGACTCAAGTTGGGTTGCTCGTTTCTGCGCTCATATTGTAGCATTAACTGGTATTAACCCTATGATTTATGTTCAACGTTCTGCTGCAAATCAGTGTGTTGGACTTGGTGATTATGGTATTTGGCTTGCTGAATATCCAGACTATGCCGCTCGTGGTTGGGGTGATTATGTCGAACCAAATTATTCTGGTGACTATGCTATGCACCAGTTCACATCATCTGGAGCTATTTCTGGTTGGTCTGGTCCACTAGACTTAAGCTTATTCTTCGGTGATGAAACTGCATGGTTAGCTTATGCTGGAGCAAATGGTGAACGTCCAGTAGTATCTACTCCTATACAACCAGCTCCTGCTTCAAGTCAAAATGGAAGTCCAGAAGGCTCTACATTAGACTTACTATATCGTACAATGAATGATGAATTCGGAACTGGCGAGACTCGTAAGGCTAATCTAGGTTCTCGTTATGATGAAATTCAGAATATTATCGAACATATCGCTTCCGCTGATGCACAAACATTAGCTAATGAGGTATGGACGGATGCATATGGACAAGACGATGTACGTAGAGTTATTTTAGGCTCTAGATACGATGAAGTACAAAACATCGTTGAAGGTAGTGTTGCTCCTAACGAAGTATATCACTATACAGAATCCGGTGATACTCTAAGCGGTATTGCTTCACAGTATGGTACGACAGTAGAAGATATTCTAGCATTAAATCCTTGGATTACTAATCCAAATCTAATTTACACAGGACAAACTATCAGAGTTCGTTAGTTAGAGGTGCGGTATGGGTATTTGGGCGATATTTAGTCATATCAGTAATCTTAATATTAATACTATCTTATCAGCAATAGAACTAGATCGAGAAACTATTGGCGCTGTTATTACAACCATAATCGCTAGTTCTGTTGTTATAGAGTTCGTCCCAGTTATCAAAATTAATCCTGTTAGCTGGTTCTTATCATGGGTTGGTGATAAAATCAATGATAAGCTGAATAAGAAGATCGATGCTATCGACAAGAAGCTGGATGATCATATTCAGGTATATACTGGACGATGGGTACAGGAATTACGTGGGGAGATACTCATATTTGCGAACGAATGTACCCGTGGTATAAACCATTCAAGAGAACAATTTGAGTTTGTTTTGAAAGAATGTGATTTGTACGAGGAACATATTTCAAAAACGCATCAGTCTAATGGTGTTATGGTAGAAGCCATGAGTTTAATCCGAAGACAGTATGCTAATAAATTAGCCATAAATGGGTTTATATATTGATATGGAATTGATAATATTATTGGGCATTGCGTTTATATACGTCATCAAATCTATTATATTCTTAATATGCCTCTGTTTATTTGTTTCATTCATATTAATAGGAATAGCGATACTATTTATACGCGATTAATACAACGCTTATATTAGAACAATAGTCTAGAAGGAGGAAATAGTATGGACTTAAAGAATTATCAGGAGGAAATTGAATCTATATTTGAAGAGATGAAGAACTATTCATCAACATCCGATGAGTACAAAAAATCGGTAGATGCAATTACAAGACTTACTGAAATCTATTTGAAGGTTAAGGATTCAGATTTTAGTCAAGAGAAAGCAAATCGCGAAGAAGCGAAAGATGTTCTTAAGATGAAATTTGATGACAGAAAATCAAAGAGAGATATGATTGGTAAGATTGTACCAGCGGTTATCGGAGTATTAGGTACAGCGGGATTGATGATATTTGTATCAGCAGTCGATTCAGAAGGATCATTTCCACAGAAATTCGTAGGGATGCTAAGTGGATTAATTAGAAGATAGTTCGAAAGAATTAGGACTCGTGTGAAAAACATGGGCTCTAATTTTTTTTCGCGTATTTTACAGGTCTTATAATAGAAAACAAGGAGGAACTTATTATGTTCGAAGGACCAGTATTAGGAGTAGTAATTATTTTATTATTTATTGTGATGGGAGGAATTGTATTCTATTATCAGAGAGAGAATAAGAAACAGGACCAACTAATCGATAAATTATTAATGATGCTAGCTCTACAACAAACGGAATTAGAAGCATTAAAAAGGGAACAAGAGTTTAAAAAGAATAATAATATAAAGGCGGATTAACATCTGCTTTTTTTTTTCGGAAGGAGGTTACTATGAATTTTCAGAATGGTTTTAATTTGGCAGTATCATATATTACTGAATTGAACACCTTAAATGAGAAATATGATTATAACTTGACAGCATCTATACAAGAAGTGATAGATTGTGAATGGTCATATTTTCTAAGAAAGTTAATGGAGCTATTGGATAAGTTATATTTGCTTAGTCTAACAAACCAATCCGGCCATTATAGATTTTTATTCAATAGTCTGCTATGGGACTATGGTGTTTGGGTTGGCGAGTTTTGGGAAGAGGAAACCGAATTTAGAGAGGAGATATTGCAAGAGCGTTTGGCAAGTTGATTCGCGTAATTTACAAGTCTTATAATAGAATATTAGGAGGATATATTATGAAGAATTTATTAGCGGTAATTGGAGTAGCATTCGTATTAGAACAGGTATTTGTACTAGGACAGATGTATGAACGCTATCACAGCGAGGTTGAAAAGAAAAAGAATAATAAGCAATAATATTTAGAAATAGAACTTTAGAAAAACTAGGGTTCTAATTTCTTGCCTATCTAGTATTCATATTTTTAGCGAACAAAGGAGGAGATAAATATGTTCGGATTTAAGATTAATGAAAAGAAGTTAAAGCACAGCAAGGGATGGTATATGGCCTTATTTAAGGTGGTATATGCTATGTTCTTGGACAAAGATTTTATGGCGGAGTATGGCGCTTATATCATGTATTGTAAGAAAAACAACGAGCCATATGTTAAACTCGACAAGATTCAATCTATTTACGATGAGGTGATTAATCTATGAAGAAGATTATATTTGCTATCTTGGGTATTGTGATTACCTTATTTGCGGTATGGTTATTAGGACTTGGCGTTATATTTGCAGTCTCTAAAGTATTAATGACCGTTGGCATTACAATGATCTATGATGCGATGACTTCAGTATATTTAGTACTGTTGGTATTATCATTCATTGCACTTATTAAACTTGTTGGATCATTATGGAAGTAGTAAAAAGAATAATACTAGCCAGTCTTATGACCATTATACTTATGGCTATATTTTTGATTAGTATTAAGCATATTATGTTTCATCAACTCGATGTATTTACAGCAATGATCGGAGTTATATTAAACGTTGTAGTAATCTCATTAGCAACATTATTTGCTATTCATAAAACAAAATAGGAGGATATTATGAAAAGAAGAGGATTTTTAGGTTTACTTATTGATTTAGGTTTAACAGTAGCAACAGGTGGTTTATGGTTAATCTGGATCATTATTAAATTCTTACGCAATGGACATGCTAAGTGATAAATTATACAAACACTCCATGTCTAGGGTGCAAAGAACGACATGTTGGTTGCCACGGTACTTGCGAAAAATATAAGATAGTACAAGAGTATTCTCGAAAAGTAAAAGCGGGTAGAGAGCTCTGTAAAATATATGAAGGCAACTACGAAAATGACACAAAGCGCAGAACACATGAAAAGATAAAAGCTAGGAATTTAAAATAGGAGGATTTTATGGCTACACCAAAAATTAAAGAATTGCAGAATCATCTTACAACAATTAGTGAGATGATTCAAGACATCAAGGAGATAAATGCTATCATGACATTATCTCAATCTATTAGAATAAAAGCTAGTTTAGTACTACTAAAGAAAGATATTCACGAGAAGATTGAAATCAATCGTGGCGGGATGTATGATGCAGAATTAGCGAAGTATGGTTTATTAGACTATGCAAATACATTGATGAGTATATTAGAGGAACTATGATATGAGAGATATGGATGTTACATTTTGCGGTCTTGATTCTCTAGTAATAAGATGCAATGGATATGATGACATTATTGATTTGTTAAAACTACTTAACAATGGTGGCTATATTAGTCTGTCAAGAGTTTTAGAGTCATTAGATTTAAGAAAAAACATATTTGATGATATGCTATCATTGTCATCCGATGAGTATTTCATACTAATGCCACTCGAAGCGGATGAGTTTAAGGTTATTACATTTAATAATGTATCTGACAATAAAGGTTTTTCTTATAGATTTGTATTACCAGAATTTAAACCATTTATTTTTGGGGATATTAAAATGAAGGAGATGAAATAATTATGAATTATCATACAGTTAAAATTAATTTCTACAACAATAAATTGCAAAAAATAGAAGAATATAACGGTGTTAATAATATTAGTAGAATTAATATCGAAATAATTAGCAAGACAATGTATCACGCAGTATTATTAAAAGATATTCAAAAAGATATTCAAAGATCGTTATTAATTAACGAAAAGAAAGTAAATTTAGGATCAATCATATCTATGCTATGGTATAATGGTTGTTCTATAGATTCAGCTATATATATTTCTAATGAAATTAAAAACTATAATTTCAATTTTTTAGGTCTTAAAATGCGATGGACTGCAAAAAATGCTTTAGATATTTGGATTAATGTCGCTCCAGTTTTAGATTCTGTATTAGAAACAAAACTTAGATTGAATTCTTTATATGGTATGAGCAATACTTATATAAGTAGGGGGAGATTCAATAATATTGATCCTGCTGCGATTAAATATTGTGAACATGATGCTGAGTTAATGCGTTCGCCTGTTAAGGTTATTTGCTCAGGTCCAGTGACAACAATTATTGCACCAAATGGTGAAAAATACCAAGTTCGTAAATCTAACGACGATAAGAATGATTATGAGAAAGCATTTATGATGGCTTGGTTATATTCTTTGGTTGGTGAAAAGGTAACTCGTAATACTTTAAAGAAATTTGAAGACGAATTACAAAAGAAACCAGAGAAACCTAGAAAGAAAAAGAAAAAGAAGGAGAAAACGAAATGACATACTTGCATCTATTTATAATAGCATTAGTTATATTATTAGCCAATGGACTGTTATATTTCAAACTTCAGCAAGAAATTAAAGATGTGCATACAGAAATACAGTCATATCAACTAGCCATGATTGAGCAAATTGCCAAGTGCCGTAATGAGATTGCGAAACTTATGGTTTGCAGTCAAATCTTAAAGGAGCATATTCAAGAGTCGAAGTCAATTAATGAGAAACTAGATTATATTCCAAATAAGATTAATGATGATTACTTACGTATTGCAGAAGAGACTTGGAGACTGCATAATCGTATTACTCGGATGGAGATAAAGACTCATATTATTCAACCAGAGCTTGTAAATAAAACGTATAACCATAAACGAGTAGAGTTAGGATTAGAGCCTATCGAGTCATGTGATACAAATTATATTGATGGTGTTGAGATTCTGGATGATGAGGAGGTATTTAAATAATGAAAACGGAAATCGTATTTTCTGGTAAGTACAATCATATAAACAAAATACTAGAAATTAATAATCTAAGTGATGCTAAGTATTATATATTTATTGTTGTTACTTCTGATATGTGTAAGTGTGATTGTTCACGAGTAGATCTTACAAATGTCGTACATTCATATACTGCACTAGTAGATATACAAATTAAAGCTATAAATGCATATGCAAAAGGTTATGAATTTGCGGAGTTTATGGAGGACGCATCTGGCGAGTTTTATTACCTGGCCAATAATATCGATAAAAATACTAGTAAACTATACACTGGCAAATATGTATTTCACATACAAGACAATATTGACATCACAATTTCTAACTAATAAAAGGAGATATTTATGGAATTAAAGAAGGAAAGATTGATTTGTAACACATTGCATCGCAGTAACGGAACATTAGTATTTAAACAAGTTGCCAAAGACCTATCAGTATCAGACATAAGCATGATGATAGAGTTCCATATTCTATTATTAGAGGCTATTAAGACTTTTAAATACTATCAAAATGAATTAAAAGGATACTCTATTCAACTATATCGTATAAACCATATGAGTTGGCGTATTGATATCCTGAAAGATGATGTTCTGTATGAAAGTATTGAATATCATACAAGAAAGAGGGGGCCTGGTATTCCAGATACAGCTAATATGCGATTTAACGAAGTGTTAGAGGGTCTATAATATGTCTAGTATGAAAGGATGGAATGGTAAAAAGATTGATGGCGCTAATCATGTAATGTACTATAATGTGTTTAAAACTTTTTCGCATTTTGATAATATGGTTATAGATGGTGTACTTCCTACTATCATAAAACATAACATTAAATTGCAAAAGCCAAATGTAAAATTAATAATGGCCAGAATAGGACGAACACTTAACTGGCGTATTCATATTGTGCATAATGAGAAATTAATTTTCGAGCGTATGACTGATGAATATTTTTTATACAAGAATCTTAAGGAAACAACACATGATATGGAGCAGCAGATTATAAGATGTTTAGATAAAGATATTGACAATCTAGTAAAGAAAGGAGTATTATGATCTATAATTTACAACTTATTTATGAACAGCGTAAATATTGTTATACTGAAGCATTCATAGAAACCGAAACGATATATGAAAGTCCATTTAATTCATATATTATGTGTCATCCAACGGGAGATAAGGTTTTAGATGAAAACATACGTTCATCTATATCAGAAGTGTTAACACCAGATAGAAGAGATGATATTAATGGTTATGTGTTTGATATTCTACTAGTAAATGACAAACTTTCAGTGGAAATGATTAATCAACAAAACACTTGCGAGTCTTTAATTAAACTTCCAGTTAAACAAGTTAAAGTTCTAGGTAAAATGATATTCAACAAAATGCGCAAGATTCAAGTTAAAAACAAATGGCTTGCTCATCAGGATTTCATGAACAATTTCTATACTGCAGTAGACACCTATATTACTTATGAAAACACTAGTAATAAATCTTCGATGTCTTTAAAATATGTTAGTTCTTCAAAGAAAATGACTTCTATTGAGAAGACAATTATTAAAGCTTTTAATATATTCATGGCTCTGCATTTATTAGATGATAATAGTAAGCATTGTACATCAATAGAACTTGAACGTAAATCCTCGCATCCAATTATCACCGGTATTATTCATGATAATATAGGATATTACAAGCGTGTGACTATAAACCTAAAGAACATAAAAACTAAAGGAAAGCTTACGTGTATATTAAATGAGTTGGAAAAGAACTATCAATTTGTATATGCACAAACAGAAGAGTATTACAAAAAGTTTGAGAAAGGGGATAAATAATGGGAATTCCACATATTGAAAAACCAGACCATTATGTTAAAGGTCGACAGCATGAACCAAAAGATGTTATCCGGGATTGGGATTTAAATTTCAATCTTGGTAATGTCGTTAAGTATATTTCTAGAGCTGGTCGTAAAGGCCATGGAAAGAAGAAAGAGGACTTACTTAAGGCCAAGCAATATTTAGAGTTTGAGTTAGCATATTTGGAAAGTTTAGAAGGAGGGAAGTAATAGTGTTAAATATTAAGATAAACAGAGATATTGAGACCAATGAGATGTCACATACTATTGGTTATAATTATAGCTCTTATGATATATTTAGTAATCGCAAAGAAGACTTATCAAAAATTGTTGCATCAACAGCACTGTTATTAATTAATGATCCTCTCGACAAAACATTCAAATCATTAGAATTACAGGTACTGAGCGTAACAGAAGCTTCTATTACATATAATAATGATAGAACAATTTATATTACATACAATGACAGAAATAAACAGTTTGAGATGTCTGGACTAAATCTGGGCATTAGTCCTCAATATTTACGAATAGCGTTTTTATCAGACACAATAGTGGAGGTACCATTAACATGTTAACAACATCTGCTGGTGAATCCGTATTAGTTATTGAACTATCGTATTTTAGAGTTAATGATGTATTAAAGAAGTCATCAAGCGCTAAATATACAAAGCAAACAAAGTATCCTATTAGATTGTTATTTGAACCAATTATAGAGAATATTCTAATGGAGTTGGATAAAAATCTAGATAATGTGTATGAGTATATTAAGTTAAAATTCAACTGTGATGTTGATAATAATGTAGAAATAGTATGCTCAACAAACACAAGTTCCGCAATAGTTACTGGTGTTTTTAAAGATGGTAAAGTACACGTAAAAGACAATTATTGTGATTTCTCATCTGGAAAGTTAGCGAAAGTATTTATTAGAGAATTATTAAAGTATAAGGAGACATATTATGCGTGACGATGAACAAATTCATATTGTAGTTAAGGTTGATTATTTAAATAAGACAACACACAAAATGGTCGAATATAAAGAAAAAATCAACTTAGACTGCTTGGCAAACATTGCGGAAATTATATTAACAAATGTCGCAAAAAACTTGCATAAAGAGTTTCCAATAACATTTAACACTATTATATTAGAGTTAGTAATGTTATCTAGTAAAGAAGTTGATCTTATATGTGTTGCCGATAAGAAGAGGATCGTTATTCCATTATATGTGAATGAAAATTCTTTCCGATATCAGGGCATGACGAGAGTAATGGACGACAGAAACTTGTCAATACTATTATCTACTCTACCCGTATGTAAGATTACAACAGACTCACTATGATCGCATATTTTACAAAGATTAGAATGACACGAAAGGAGATTGATATTTATGGGTGTCAAAGAATTAGCAAAGAACGGGGTTACAATGGTCAAACGTAACTCTCCGGGATTATTACTAGGAATCGGTTTGATTGGGATGGGCGTTATGGCTTATCGAATCGCGACCGATACTAGAAAGTATGACCAATTAAGAGCTAAGAAGAAAGAGGAACTGCAGACTGATACTTTACCAGTAAAGGAAGAAGTAAAAGTAGCGGTAAATGCGTATAAAGTTCCTATTATTCTTGGTGCATCGTCCGCAGCATGTATTGTCATGTCATCGCATATTAACAACCAACGAATCAAGTTATTAGCTGGTGGATTACAAGCTCTAAACACTGCATATTTGAACAACAAGGAATTATTTAACGAATATTCTACAGCAGTCAAGAACAAAATCGGCGAAAAGAAGGAAGAACAAATTCGAAACTCTATCGCTCAGGGTAAAGTTGACAAATTTGACGTAGACACAAATAGAGTATTTGATACTGGTTATGGAGATACCTTATTCCAGGACGCATGGACGGGCGTTAGATTTATATCTTCCACTCAAGCAATCGCCGATGGATTCTCAGTATTCTCAGATGATTTAAAGAACGATTTATCAGGCGAGTTAACACTAGCAGACCTATATGACCGTCTACATATTAACTTACGACAAACTCCTAAGAACATGGAGTATTTCGGATTTAAGTTAGAGAACTGTAGTCTTAAACGAAACTTTGGTGAGAAGCTAGTACCATACACATTCACGTCGACATTTGACCAGCGTATTGGCAAACCAGTAGCCGTATTAGAGTACAATCCGGAATATTTGGATGGCTCTGGTACATTCGTTAATTATTAGTATATTTAGACCCTCTAGAATGCGTTTTAAGGCCATTTTTAGCGCGTTTTAGAGGGATTGTGCATATGGCGTGAGGTATTTACCATTTATATTCTAAACGCCTCTAGAAATGCACGTATCGCATTCGCGAATTTTACAAGTCATATAATAGGACAAAAGGTCCAAAAAGGAGAAAATATCATGAACGAAACATTAGACACAGTAGTAGAAACAGCAGAGGAAGTAGCAACAGAAGGTACACAAGCTCACAGTAAGAAGGTATTATTAGTTGTATTAGGAATTGCAGCAACAGCAATTATTGGTACAGTATGGTACAAGAAGCATAAGGCAAACAAAGTAGCAAAGATGCTATCCGTTGCAGAAGCAGAAGTTGAAAATGTAGTAAATGAAGTTACCGAAGAACCAAAGTCAGAAGACGAAGAGTAGAATCACATCTACTCTTTTTCTTGTCACTTTTAGGAGGATGATATTTTATGGACAAGATTGAGCCATCAACGTTTTATAAATTATACGTAAAACGTAAAAGTACAAACAACCGAAACTATGAGGTAACATTCAACAAAGCCTTATATATTAGCGGGACATGGTATATTCGGTTATACTACAAACAAAACGACGTAAGACTTACAACCGGGGAAACTGGTTTTGAATATCGACCTTTAGATAGTATGTTTGAAGTCGTTCGATATGAGAAGGAGGAAATACAAGATGAAGATTGAAGTTAAAACAGACACTGTTAAGATAGGTCTTGGCTTAGGTGCATATTTATTAGTAGACCGTGGCGTGAATACTATCATCAAAGAAGCAGTTGGTGATACATCACATCATGGCTTACTAACCAAACTATCTATTTTTATGGCGAAAGCTACTATATCCGGTATGGCAGCCGAGTATGCATACAATAAGATATCTAAGCGAAACTTTAATAACGATGTGGATAAAGCTATGGAGTTATTAGAAGAGGAAGTTAAGTCAATGAAAGTGAAGTATGATATTGTATGAACAAAAACACATTAAGCAATCCACATCTAGAAGAACCAAAAAATACTGGGAAGAAAGTAGAACCAGTTATTACATATACTCCCAGCGAAGGAAAAAAGAGTGGTTGGGGACAATTCTTTACTGGTTTCTTTAAGAAAGATATTCCGCAAGTGGCAACGTATGTCGTAAAAGATATATTAGTTCCAGCTTTCAAAGATACCGTAGCAAAGATGGTTAAGAATTCAATTGATATGATGTTATTTGGGGAGACACGCTCTAGTGCAAGTAGATATTCTGGATGGGGATCTAGTAATTCATACTCAGCATATTATCAAGAGCGCGATATTCGTCCTATGGAACCGGTTAGAGTTATGCCAGAGGGCGAAGTTCGATATTTACCATTACGTAGTGAAGAAGACGTAAAGAAAGTCTTATTTACATTACGTGAATGTTTCGAGCGTTACGGGCAGATATCCAAAGGTGATTATTATGATGCTATTCATGTTAGAGCTGAATTTACAGACTATAATTGGGGCTGGAGATCACTTAGAGGTATCGACTATATTGAGGAAGCTCCAGACCGTTGGGTAATCATATTCCCACGTGCAGAACAAATCAAGAAATAGGAAGGAAAGATAAAATGTTTGACAATTTAAAACTAGGAATCAAAGAAGGAACTCGTAGTGTAGTAAGTTACTGCAAGAATAACGAGCCAAAGTTATTATTAGGTTTAGGATTAGTATGCTTAGGTGCTGGTACTATTTTAGCATGCCGAGCTACATTAAAAGCAAATGAAACATTAAAGGAGGCAAAAGATGTTGCGAGCAATATTCGAAATGATATCACAAGTGATTCGGAGCGTAATAAGGCTTTAACAAATCATTATTTTAAGACTACATTATCAGTAGCAAAGACTTATGCATTACCAGTAGCATTGGAAGGATTGGCAGTAGCTTGTATTTTACGCTCAAATGCTGTATTAACTAAGCGTGCTGCTCAAGCTATTATCGCTGCAAATGGATTTAAAGCTGCTTTAGACGCATATCGTGAACGTGTAAAGGCTGCTGTAGGAGAGGAAAAGGAGCATGAAATCTTTTATGATGTGCAAACCGTCGAAGTTGCCGAAACGTATTTGGATAAAAATGGAAATGAAAAGACTAAAGTTACAAAACGTAAAGTTTCTAAGTTGGATATTTCAAAAACTGTAGACCGTCGTTGGGGTGATTCTGAATATTGTCCTAATGGTAGTGCCTATGGAAATCTAACTGATAGCGAAATCTTAGACCATATTGATGTGTTAAAGAGACATCTCAATATTGCAGCTCAACAGTTACGTTATTCAAATGATGGAACACTATCCTTAAATGATATTTACGAGTTGATGGGTTATGCTAAGACGGAATGGGGTCAAAGCTTATATTATGTGTATGATATTAAGAACAACCCTAATGGATTCATTGACTTAGGTATTAATGACTACATCGACCATGGTGTGCAAGGTTGGAAGGACGCTTATGCTAAATTTGGAGAACCTATTCTTAAGTTCAATACGGACCGTTGTGGTTTAGGTAATTATGAGAACTTATATTTAGCAGCACCTAGTGGACGTACACCAAGATGTGGAATGGATAGTGGAGCAGAAAATATTGACGCTATTTGAATGGAATATTTAGAATTACAGGACTCTGGTAGTAATACGACACTATCGGAGTTCTTATATTCTAAAGGAATAGGAGACGAAAGATGAAGAAGACTATATTTGTAGTTATGGTCACAGCTGCACTGGCGGGAGGTTGTGGTTATATTTTAGGGCGTTGGTCTAGAGATAAGGAATGTGAGGAAGAAGTTAAGAATGTTCGAAAGAAGTACTCTGACTTATATTCTAACGCTTTAGATAAATTTAGTAAGAAGGAACAGGAATTTGCTGATGCTATTCATGAACGCTCTGCATTTAATTCTGGGCACATTAACGTGAACAAACCAGGTATTGACACTTATATTAAGAAGTACCGTGGTGAGGAATCAGAAGAAAGCGTTGAAGAAACACCAGAGGTTAAAGATCCAAGACCAAGTGTTGTAGAAACCATATTAGAAAGTAATTCTACCATCTCAGATGATATTAGTGATGAGGAAGCGATGGAAGAAATCAAGGAACAAGAATCAGCAGAAGATTATATTCCGAAAGAAGTTGCTCCTTTATATCCTGACGATGGAGACACACCTTTTATAATTACAGAAGAAGAAAGTGGAACTACTGGATACACAGAGGTATATGCTACTCTTTATGCTGACGATTATTTAGTAGAAGACCACACAGCAGAAGAGATTGATATTGATGTTACTATCGGTATCGATACTCTTGATATTATTCGTAGTTCTGATGCAGACTACATCTTTGTTCGAAATCCTAAGTTAGGCATTGACTATGGGGTTACAACAACTAGTGAAAACTGGACAGATGTAGCAAAAGAACACTATGACGAATGAGTTGATCTGGAATGATCAGCATGAGAATTATTTCGAATACTTAAGAAGTTTTACCGTGGATGAGAACCACGTAGACTACATTGAATTGCTAAGGGAACTGTATACGACCCCATTTTACTGGAAGCTCAGAAACGATGAGAACCGAGCTAATGATGGGGTCAATCTTCGTTATCGTTATGAAGATGAAACAGGACATGATATTTCTAATCTCTACGGAATGCAGTGTTCCATGTTAGAGTTCTTAGTAGCACTAGCTTATCGAATTGAAAATGATATTATGTGGGACCCTGACGAGGGTAATCGTACTTCATACTGGTTTTGGCTGATGGTTAAAAACCTCGGCCTTGAGGGTATGAGAGACGGTGTATTTGGACCGGATTCATCCATGAATGTACGTCATCGCTGCGATGTCTTTATGAGTAGAGAGTATTGGCGAGATGGCTTTGGCGGTATATTCCCATTAAAGTATTCAAATGTTGATCAAAAAAGAGTAGAAATTTGGTATCAAATGCATTCATATTTGCAGGAAAACTATCCTATTTAGGAATGGTTTAAAAGCTTAAAAAGTAGTACTTTTCGTATATTTTTTACCCAGTTTCAGAGTCAGGATACTTCTCAATATACTTGTGATTATACTTGTTGTTTTTATGTGAAAAATTTGAAAACAACAACTTTTTGAGAAGTATATTTGGTTTTTGGAGGGTTGAAAAGTGCAATATACTTCTACCAAAACAACAACTTTTGTTGTTTTTTAGCCAAAACTTGTTGTTTTTAAAAATGAAAACAACAACTTTTTTGAGAAGTATATTTGAAAAAGTAGCGATTTTTGGGCTAAAAAGGCCGTTTTTGGGGTGTTTTTGGACGTTTTTGGCACTTTTTTGCAATATACTTGTTGTTTTGTTAAAAAAAGTATAAACTTAAATT